TCAAAGAAGCTGATTCACCCTTGCCTGTACAGCGTCATAATCATAGCCCGCCGCCGTCAGCCTGTTCTTTCTGTCCCGCCCGTTGCCCCAATCACCCCGGATCACTTCACGGGCAATTTCATCAATGGATTTCTTTGCCGGGGTAGAAGAAACAGCCTGCCCCTGTTCTGTGGTGATAAAGGCATCGAAGCCCGCCGCTTTTACTTTGGCAAGCATATTTTCAGCGTTGGCTTTTACGCTGTAAGCCCCAACCTGAATTTTGTAGTAGCCGCCAGCTTGCACCATGTAAGTATCAAATCCGGCTGCCTTGATTTTTTCAAGCTGTCTATCAGCGTTTTCTTTGTTCTTGAAAGCCCCCGCCTGCACCCGGTACAGCGTCCCATCTGTGGAAGGGGTGGAAGCACCGCTGCTAAGCTGCGCCGTTACCTTTGCGGCAAGATCGCCAAGGCGGGAATACAGCCAATCGCCGGGGCAAGCTTTGTTGGCAAACCACCTGTGAACGGTAAGAACCATTTCACCGGCTTTCGGCTCATAGGCAAGGGTTTTATCCTTGTCACCAAACCAAAGCAGCTTATTTTTCCCGTTGCGGCGGCAAATATCCACGCAAAGTTTGATAAGCGACTGGTAGACCGCATCCGTCATAGCGTAGGGGTGTTCCTTGTCGGAAGCACATTCAATCGTAACTGCCCGCTGATCGTTGGCATTGCTGGAAGAACACCAAGAACGGTTTCCCTCGTCCACACAAAGGGCGATCTGCCCATCCTTTCCAATACCATAGTTGCAGCTTGCTTCACGGTCAGGACTTGTAAAACAGCCACAAATACTTGCAGCGGAAAGCTGCCCCACAACACAATGCGGGGTGATCCGATCAATAGAGTGCGTGCGCTTCCCCGAATGGTTCGGGGAAAGCAGCGTATAAGATACCAAACTTGAATTACTCATTTTATATCACCCTTTCTTTTTCGGTTCGGTATAAGTCATAGCCTGTTCACTGTCCCCCGTTCCTGCGGTTGTCGGATCAACCACAATACCAAGAATGGTAAGGACGGCGAACAGCGCATTTACGACATCAAGCAGCTTGTTCCCAAGATCGCCCAAATCCAGCGTGAAGCCGAAAACAGTCGCCACAACCTGAACCAGAAGCAGAATCGCCGGGATAAGTGCAACCCAAAACGCCTTGTTCTTAAATCTCACAATCCAGTTAATGTTGTTCATAAATTTCACCCTTTCTTTTTCAAATGTAATTCGTCAATTTCTTCCTTCATTTTGGTAATCATGCCATTCCCGCCTAATTCGTGATATGCTTCATACATTTCACAAAAATTTTCGTAGGCGTAAGAAGGAATCGAACCTAAAATTGTGTACTTATCGTGATATTCGATAAGCTGAACCCTGAGCAAAAGCATTGTGCCTTTGCTGTTTGCGTCCCTGTCTTTCTTCTGCTTTTTCAGAAGCCAAACAATGTACCCCATCAAAGCAGTTAAGACAATGGGAAGGGCGATGGAATAGGTTTCCATCAGAATTTTTTCCATCGGGTATCACCGCCTTTCTGTGCAACTTAAAAACCCCTACACAGGGCTTATATAAGCCCCATATAAGGGTTTTAAGTTAGCATTTGATATTTTACTTTACTGCGCCAATTCAGCCAAATCAAGGTCAATCAGAACTTCTTTCACCTGATCCTGAATTCTTTCAGGAACATCAGAAAAATCCTTCTTGCCTTTCACGATAAGGGTTGCATAAACAACTGCCATTTCTTTCACATCCTTTCTAAATAAGATTTGATATATGATGAACTGAAACATCAGTCATCACCACCAAGAATACCCTGAACATCTTCTTTGAGATTGTCCGGCACATCATCAATGGTTTTAAGACCTTTTCTGATAAGTTCAGCATAGATTTTTGCCATAATTTATCACTCCTTTCTTATGGTATCATTTCATAGACTTCACACAACGCAAGCTGTGTATCTGTGATCTGCTGCTGCAACGCCGCATTGTCCGTTGCCTGTTGCAAAATAAATTCGTCCTTGCTGTACTGAACCATGTTGAATTCATAGCCCACGAATTCATTTTCTTCACCCACATTTTCAGAAATTTCCTGAATGTCGGTATGCTGCCAAACGCTGAATTCATCAATCACAATGGGTTCAGGCTTGACGGTGCTTCTTACTCTGCCATAGTCAACCATGTTTTACGCCGCCTTTCTTTTATATTTTTTGGTTTTGACAACATCCCGATAATATCGGTCTGCATCGTCTTGAATTGGTGCAATGTACTTTTTCCGCAAGCGGTAACTGTCACAATGCTTTAGCCATCCCTTATAGGAATTCACGGAACACCATTCAGAATAGTTCATCATTTGCCCGCCTGCTGTTTTCTTCCTGATTGCTACCATCTTTTTCTTGAAGTTGGTGCAACTACTCTTGCGAAGCAAGGTATAATTTAGGAAGGTTCGATAACCGACAAAATCAACACCCCGCACATAGGAAGGGAACACTTGCCAATTCCCTTTGACTGTCAACCGTAATTCCTGCATGAAATAAACATCAATTTCCCGTTTCAGGGCATGAAGTTCTTCTTTGCTGCTGCCGAAAATCACAATATCATCCATGTAACGGAAGTAATGCTTCACCCGCTTTTCTTCTTTGATCCAGTGGTCAAAATCAGAAAGATAGAAGTTTCCGCAATATTGGGAAAGGTAGTTCCCTATTGGTATTCCGGTTTCTTCATCAACATCTTCATCGAAGAACCAAAGATCACGAATATCTTCAATGTTAGCGGTGCAAATGCTATCTATGATTTCATCCAACAACCAAAGCAATTCACCATCTTTGAAAACCCGTCTGAACTTTGCTTTCAAAATATCGTGATTTATTGAAGGGTAATAGTGCCTTACATCCAGCTTCAAGCAATATTGGCAATTCGGAACATCCTTCCACATTGCATCTTGAACATCATGCAACGCTGCGTGAATTCCTCTTTTGGGTATCGCTGAATAGGTATTCTTTGTCATGTGCCGCATTAGATACGGTTCAATCACTTGCAGAATCGCCCATTGACAAATACGATCCGGGAAGTAAGGAAGTTTGAAAATCTCCCGGTCTTTGCCGCTGTCATGCTTGATAAATTTTTCGTAAGGTGAAGTTTGGTAGGTGTGATTGATAAGCATTTCTTGAAGGCGTTTCAAATAGCCTTCTACATCTGCATCAACCGCTTTTACTTCCTCATACCATCCCTTTCCCTTCCGTGCGTTTTGGTGTGCTTTGCGTAGGTTATCCATAGAATAAATTTGTTCGTATAGATTCCCATATCGCTTCATTGTTGAATGTTCCTTTTGTATGCACATCAGCCGAATCTTCAACCTTTGAAAATTAACTTTCAAAGTCTACCAACACGACCAAATTTTATTTTTAACTTCCCCCTTTCGGGGGCTGTCTGTTTTGCCATGTGGCACGGTCTTTCAGGAATACAGATTTATATTGAAACAGGCGGGGAAAATCCCCGCCTGAATCGTGCATTTACTAACTGCCTGCTGATATTCCGATTACGATTAGAAGTAGCATTATTCAGATTCCAATAGAAAGTACCTGCATTAGCACTGTTATTCCATTTACTGCCTAATTTAGTAACCTTTTTCATGGTTTCTGTTTTAGTGCCGTCTGTTCAACCGGATTGTAAACAACAATACTCCCTGAACTACCGATTTTTATTCAATTTTTCAATGTTTGTTCAACGGTGTTAAGCGGCTTCCTTTTTGGAAGGTACATACACCAACCGCCCGCCGACATCCCGACTACGATGAGAAGCAGCATCATTCAGATACCAACAGAAAGCACCCGCACCAGCACCGTCATTCCACCTACCGCCCAACGTAGCAACCCGCCAGCCGGGATTACTATTCCAAGAGTAGTCACCAACGGGAAGGGTGGAATTGCCCGTGTGTTCAGCCATAACGAACAACCAATCAAATTCTTCCGAATAGCCGAAAGCGGAAATATAGCCGTTGCCGTAATCGGGGTGAATTCCGGTGTTCTTATAGGGGCTTGCTTTGCTATCATCAACAAAGCCATGATCCGCAACATAAAGCGTTCCACAATCGCCCGCTGCGAAAGTTGCCGGGTTTTCCTCGTTCATGCCGTCAATCCAAGCCCAAATGTTACCCCAAATGTTTTCTTCACCACGATAGGAAACAATGTTGTAACCGTTGATATTGGTAACAGAACCGGAAGCGTTACCCAAATTCACGGTTGCCCCGGTGATCTCTGTCATGGAAGTGCTGCCATCATCTGTTTTGTTGACAACGCCGTTGCCAATCGCTTTCTGCATATCGAAAGAAGCGTATTCAATCAGCATCAAAAGCTGCGAAGCGGCGATTGTTGCGGCATATGCCTGTTCCCAACCTTTACCCCTCTTTTGTGCCAGCTTTCGGGTGTTCGCCCTTGTCAGATTTTGCGTTAAACCGGAAGCGGGCTTTGCGTTTGCAATACTGCAAAGCACATCAGCGGCGAAATCTGCCACCTGTGCATCGTCCAAAATATAGGCGTTTGCGGAAGTGTCGAACAGCGAACCTTCAAAGGCTGCAAGGTAAATATACGGGTTCACATTGCCATTTTCCACAAAGGCGGGGTGAACCTTGAAGCCGGGTTTCAGGGTGTCCGAAACATAATAGCGGGCTTTCCTGATCTTCATGCCCTTTGCACCCTTTTCAAGCACCATAGGAACAACCTTGTAATAGAATTTAGGCTGTTCAACCATAACCTGAACCTTTGTTCCGGCTGCGTTCTTTCCGGTTGTGGTATAGCCTGAATCCCCATAATAGGCGGTTACTGTACCATCATCCGCAACATTGCAGCGTTTACGCCCGCCAAAGGCATTGATTGAATCAAACCCTGCCCCCGGTGTACGGTTTACCGCCCCGGAAAGGCGGGTAAATCTCTTGTTTACAAAGTCCACTTCCACGCCGTAAATATCATCAGCGGAATAGCCGATAAAGGCTTCAAGGTCTGCTATCTGCTTCTGCAACTCCTGAATATCCCCGATTGTAGCAACCGCCGCCTGATCCACTTCAAGGGAAACATTTTCAGCGTTTCCAACCGTAGTTACAAGCTGCACATACGCACCCGAAACGGTAATACCGTTATAGGCGGGCATATAGCAATTCCCGGAAGTTTCCCTTGTTACGGCATAGAGGATTTCACCCGCATCAGGATCAACCGCATACAAGCCCAAAGCCTTCATGTAATACCCGGCTTTCAGTTCGGTATTCGTGAAGGCTGCTTCAACCTTGATTGCAACCTCATTTGTGCGGGTAACTTTGGAAATCAGGCTTGTTTGCTTCACATTGGAAAGGGAAGTAAGCCCTTCAAGCTGTGCATCCGTGTATGCGGTGCTGGAAGCTGAAATTTTGGTGAACTCAATGTTGCCGCTTCCCGCAATCATTTTTGCAAGTAACGCTTGCCCTTTGTTGGTGATAACCAACTTTGAAAATTCTGCCATGTTTATTCAATCCTTTCTTATTGTTTTATTTCAATGAATTCAGAAACAACCACGCCTGAACCAACTGAATTTTCACCGTTTATGTTGAACTGTTCATTGAAATCATTGGTAATAATCACGGTTGCGGTATTTACCGCCCCGCCGCCGTGCGTTGCCAAACCGTCAACAGCAATGTTTTCCCTGCTGTCATTGGTAATAAAATAATGGGCGGTGTGTACTGTTCCACCCCCGAAAGCTGCCCCGCCGCGGATAACCCGGTGAATCTGTTCATCATTGGTGATGAAGAAGGTTTCCACCGAACAAACGCCCCCGGCAATAAGGGCAAAGCCCTTTGCATCACAAGGAATTTCATTCAGGGAAATAACAATCATGTTGCACGGCATCATGCTTTCAATGATATGTCCCAATTCTTCAACTTGCCCGAACAGTTCAAGGTTTGTCAGAATTCTAACCGTGTACTTTTCATATTCCTTTGTAACCGTGAAATCAGAATCGCCGCATAGGGCAACCAGCTTTGCAAGGAAGGCTTTCAGGGTGTAAGGGATAGTATTAAACCACCGGGCTTGAACTCTTGCACGGCGGCTTTCAAGGGTATCTTCTGTTGAAGGTAAAATGTTCAAGATTTTTTCAAACCTTGAAATACCGTATTCATCAGCCGATTCAATGAATTCATTTTGAAGAACCCTGTCAGCGGCTTTCCATACAAGCACAAATTCAGGGTTTTCCGCTTCCAAAGTTACGGAAATTTCTTTGAAGTCAGCCATGAACGGGGGTAAGTAGGAAACAAGGTCAACCGTTTTCGTCATGCACTCGCCCCCTTGAACACGGGAACTTCATATTTCCCCAAAGTCAGGTTATCGGAAGCCCCGTTTATTTTGGTGCTGTCAATATCCACAATCCCCTTGATGCTCAAAAGGCGGGTTTCAATTTGACTGATACGAACCACCAAATAAGGCGAATCAGCCCACGATTTACGAAGTTCAAGCAGATAGTTTGAAATAGCTTCATTGATTGAACTTTGAAGGTTCGACCACCCATAGCCAACATCAAAGGTGATATTGGTTTTCACGGTCACTTCACGATTTTTCGCACTCTGCACTTTCACAATATGCCCGATAGGTGCAACCCCGTACCCTTCCCCGGCGTATTCGTCAGGATCAATTACTTGCTGCACCGTCTTAATCAGGGTATCGGAAGCAACCCCAAAATCAGAATTCAGGATTGTTAAAAGCACCGTTCCCCCGGTTGTCAGCTTCCGGTTCAGGGCTGCATCATACACGGTTTCAAGCCATGCGGCAACTTCCCCGGTCAATGTGGGTTTAATCGTGTTGAACCACGCTTGAACCGCTGCGGAAGGTATCATTTCAGCGGGGCGAAGATCGTTATTCCAAACCCTTGTTACTTTGGTACTTCCCACGCCCGGAATAGCGTTTGTTTTTTCAAGGTAATCTTGAACATTCCCGCCGAAAGCCTTTTCTTTGAAGCTGTCAAAATAGCGGGTTCGTAAATCTTCCGTATCTTCTTCATCCTCGCCGGGGATAAGAACATCCGTAAGTTCAGCGGTTTCAAGCCCTTGTATATACTCAATCGGGATCATAGTTCCCAACTGCTGATTTCCCACAATTCCGGGGGTTTCACATTGCACCTGATATTGTCCATCAGCAATTTTTTCAGTTACAACGAAATTGATTGAACCGATATTGAACCGCTGTCCGGCAACATCAATGTTTGTGGGTGTGAATTCGCCCTTCAAAACAGCGTGGGTTGCTTCATAAGGGGTAATTCCTCTTTCCTTGCACCGCTTGATAAGATATTCCCTTGAAGCACTATCCCCGTATGCTTCCGCAATCAGGGTGTTCAACTCCACATAAAGCAATTCCAATTCAAGGGCTGTGGGGGAATGGGTGTCAAAGATAACCGAACCTTCCCGCTTGTCGAACTTGTCAGATACCCGGTCAAGCATCCGTTCAAGGATTTCACGATAAGTTACATCATACATTTAGAAATTCACCACCTTTTCAGCAACCACATCACCGAAAACGGTATGTGCGGTAAAAGTTACAAGGATTTCACCCTTTTTTGAAATGTTAAATTCAAAATTATCCACGCTTTGAATTCTATCATCCCATGTTAGGGCTTCCGTGATCCTGCGTTCCAATTCAGGGCAAACATAAGAAACGGGTTCACCGTACAAATCAAGCAATTCAATCCCGTAATTCCACGAATACATAACATATTGGTATCGTTCCGTGTTCAGGATTTTATATATTGCCTGTTTCATTGCTTCCTGTCCGTCTGTATAGCCCCGGATCAGATTGCTTTCAAGATTCATTTTGTAGGTATGGGTTGGTTGTTCTGTGATCTCGAAATCCTGTTCAAGAAAGGCTGTGGTTGAAGGTATCATCCGATTCTATCCACCACAATATATTTTTGCCCGCCCTGCTGCCGGATAAGAATCACTTCATCACCGACAACCAACCCATTATGTACGGTGATTTTCTTCCTACCCTTGATAGGGTGTTTGTGGGTTTCATAGCTTGCGTACCCGCTGCCGCCGCCTTTATTTTCTGTGTTCCAATCAACGGTTACTTCCGTTACAAAATCGGTAACATTCCGGGTAAGAATAAGCTGCCCTTCACCCAAAGGCAATTTCTGTTCCACAAGGATTTTCAAGGGGGAAGCACTTGTTACCTTTCCGAAACAGACTTCAACGGGCTTTGAAGCCTTTACCGCATCCAACGCCGCCCGTTTGATTGTTTTCACAAATTCAACTGCATCAGGCAATAAATTCACCCCCTCGAAGTGTTAAATCCATAAAATGTGAATCCAGCTTAAAGGTGTGTTTTACCTTTTCGACCAACATAAAATTCTTTACATTGGTATCACCCAAAGCAAGATTTATCACAACCATGCTTCCGGCTCTAACTCTTGTATCACCGATTGCATTTGTAATTTTCAGATTTCTTGTTTTGCTGTTGTATAGCTTCAACAGGGCATCAGCCTTTGCTTGCCCGTTTTCGCCCTTTTGCAGCGTGTCAAAATACTGCAAAACGCCCCATTGGTTCATGTGGCTGCTGTCCTGTGCAATATACACTTCCCGCTTTCCTGTTTCCTCATTATCATAGGTCAGCTTCACCTTGTTGTAGGTGTCGCTGTCAATGCTGGAAGTGTATTCAAAATTTTCCCCGGTTTCTTCATCAATCATCAGGTAAGCCCCCGGTTCACCCACATACATTGAAGAAATGTTTTTCAAGGTCAGCTTGCCGAAATCGTCAAACAACACGAACATTTCTTTGCTGTTCTGCAAGGTCAAATCAAGGGCATTTTCTATCATGTCAAATAGGGAAGTGTTATCTTCCACCCGTGAAGCAATCACAAACCCGGTATCTTCCAAAGTTCCCGTATTCAAAGAAAAATCCGCTGCCAGCATTTGAATGAACTGTGAAGCGGTTTTGTTCTCATAAACATAGGTATCTTTGTTGTTCAGGTATCTTAATTGATCGTAGGCGGTCACTTCTATAATCTGATCCTTATCCCGCTTTTTACTGAATACAAATCCAAAGAAAACGGGCTTGCCGTCAACTTTCAGGCGAACCGCCGCCCCTTCCTGAAAATTGATAACGGCATCTTTTACAAGTTTGAAGGTCAGCTTGCCGGGGGTGCTTCTTCTTTCTGTACTCCATTCAATACCTTCTTCCACAATCGGAATATAGGCTTTTTCACCGGAAGGATCAGAAATCAAAAGTTCAACATTCATTCTTCACACCCCCTTAATCGAATGTTCCATCATCTACCCACCCATATACATTTGAACCGGAATCGGTGTGTATCAAGTGCCACGGGTGGGCTTTTCCTGAACCGTTTGCAATCGTGATTTTCGCTTTTCCTGCCCTTGCAGAATAGCCCTTTGCCCCCGGATAGGAACTATAATAGTGTGTGCCACCATGAAAATTCACTATATCACCCACTTTGTAGCTTTTTTGTGCCGGGGGATCGGCGGGTCTTTGCTTTTCAACCTTTGCTTTAGGTTTGGAAGCGGCAATCTTGATATTTACGGTTTTTGTTCCATAATCCCGGTATTGCTTCAATTTGATTTTTACCGTCAAATCAAAGCCATCTTTCGCCTGTTCGATGATCTTGTAATCTTCCATTGATACCTTCATATTGGTTGAAAACAATACCTTCCCATTCGGCATAGTCCGGGAAACGATAAATTGAAAGGGCTTCTTATCCGCTTTCAAACTTTCAAAGTAATCAAGGAAATAAGAAGCCCCCTTGAACCCTGATTTATAGGTTGCAAACGGATATTTCACTTGTGGGATTCTGCACTCAAATTCAATATCCGTAAGTTCAGGGGTTTTCAAAATATTGATTTCCCCTTCATTTATCAGGGTAAGCGTATCATTCGCATTGTTGATTTTTACTTGCAGCTTTTCCGGGGCGATTGGTAACAAGCATTTTTTCAGGTAAAAATCATATCCGTTTTTGCTCATTACTCATGCACCCCTTCCGCTATTCTGTCAACCGCTTCATTTGCCGCATCTGTTAGCCCTGAAACAATACCATCCAAATCCATTTTACCGGAAACGGTGTTGTGGTTCGTCTGTTCAATGGTAATTTCAGCGGTTGTAAATCTGTTCACCGCTTCCTGCTCTGCAATATCACGAAGATATTTCAAATCTTCTTCTGTAATATCCATGCTGTCAGCGATTTTTCCGGTGTTTCCGGCAATATCATCAACACCGCTTCCAATCCCGCCAATGCCTGAACCGTAGTTTCCCAAATTTGCGTAATCATCCGCACCGGGTACATTGGTATTAAACAAACTGGAAGGATCGAAATTCGCAATGCTTTCATCAATGCCTTCACCGAAGGAATATCCGGCATCCCAAGCCGCCCCGTATTCAAACCGACCAAGTTTCATATCGTCAGCGTTCATTTTCGCCATGACTTCTTCACCCTTGCCGAAGGTATCATCTACCCAACCGCCAAGAGAATCACGCCAACCCTGAACACTTCCCGCAAGGTTTGAACCGAAGATTGCATCAATAGCCGAAGCCAACGCTTGAAGAATTCCAAGCACGGTATCAGCCAAATCAAAGAATAATCGGCAAACTGCCCCGATAGGATCGGTGAACACATTGCCGATAAAGTTTGCCACGGTTGCCACAAGGTTGTAAATCAGCACGAACACATCAACAACCAAATTCCACAAGGCAACAAAAATATTGCCTATGAACGCAAGGGCAACCATGAACGCCCCGCAAATAATACCCGTTGCGGAAACGGAAGTTCCGGCGAATTTATTCACCGCTGCCACCGCCGCATAGAACAGGGCAATCAGGGCGATTATAAGAATGATTATCCACACGATAGGGCAAGCGTACATTGCAGCGTTCAGCCCGTATTGTGCGGTTGTTTCAGCCCATGTTGCACCCGTTACAAGCATTGTAGCCGCTGCCATTATGCCCTTTGCTACCGCAACGATCCCGTGAACCGCCGCCATAGCCATTTCAGCCCCTTTTGTCAGCAACAACCACCCATAATAAACCGCAAGGGCGGCTGCTACACCGTAAATGATAGGGGATAGCCACGACCAATTATCAGCCACCGCACCCGCAACACCTACAAGCAAATCAAAGATTTCAAGGGCAATGCCCGCCACCATTGAAAGCCCTTCAATAGCGTTGTTCACGAACTCTTGAAATGCTTCACTGTTGGCAATTTCATTCATTCGTTGAAGAACAGGCTGAAACGCCATCAAAGCGGTATTCTGAAAAGAAGTCCAAATCTGCGAAAAGGTTTTCGGCATACTTTCAAATTTTGCGTTGGTATCATCAGCCGCCGCAAACATAGCCGCCTTTACAATATCGGCGGTAATTTGCCCTTCCGCTGCCATATCCTTTAATTGCCCTTTGGGAACTTCCATGTAATCAGCAATCGCTTGAATGATATTCGGGGCTTGTTCCAAAATACTGTTGTATTCTTCACCACGAAGAACACCCGAACCCATAGCCTGTGTAAGCTGCAACATAGCGGCATCAATGCCCGCTGCTTCTGTTCCGGCAATAGTGAACTGCTTGTTTACTTGTTCCATGAAGGCAATGATTTCTTCCGAACTCCCAAACGCATCACCCGCCATAAGTCCAAGTTTGGAAACGGCATCAGCGGTTGCCTGATAGCTGCCCCTTGCCCGTTCCGCTGAAAGATAAATCATGTTTTGCAAATCCTGTGTGGTTTGCAATCCGTCATTCATCAGATTCAAGCGGGCGGTTGTAGAAGTAAGCTGATCCGATAGATTCAACGCTGTTGAAAGGGTTTGAATTGTGGCATAAGCCGCAACCGCCCCCTTGATTGTCTGCATGAGGGAATCGGCTTCATTCGTGCCTTCTTCAATTTCACGATTGAACCGCCCTTGTTCGTCAACATTATCCCGGATATATCTTTCAGTATTACCTACCGTTTGAGATAACCGCAAATAGGCTTGATTGGCTGCTTCAACATCCATGTTTTCAACAGCACGGTTCAACGCTTCCTGTTCCTGAACTGCCTGATCCAACTGCCCCCGTAACTGTTCCAATTCTGCATTTGCGGTATCAGAACCCATATTCAGGGGGTTGCTTTCGATTGTCTGAATACGCTGCTGAATTGCTTGCAAGCGGTTTTGCATATTGTTCATATCGGCAATAGCATTATCCGGGAACAAATCTGTTTGTGCCGCCTGTGCTGCAATCCTGCTTTGCGTTTGGTTCAAGGTGTTCAACATATTGTTTGCACTTTGAACTTCCTGTTCAAAGCGTTCAACGCCCGTTGAAGTAAATACTTCCATGTTGTCAGATCGCCAGTGAACCGGAACTTGCACGGGTTCAGGCTGTTCCGGTTCAACAGGCAAATCAACAGGGGCGGGTTGATCCACTAACGGATCAGGAATATCCGGCTGCACCGGAAGCACAACCGGGGCTGAATTTGTCGGGGCGGTAGGTGTTTCGGAAGCGGGGGTTTCAAGTCCCTGCATAGCTGCATCCAACTGTTGAACCGCAAGCGTAGCCTGATTGATTGAATCCCTTGCCGCTTCAATGGAAGCCGTATCAACAGGGCTATTCATGGTTTGGTGCAAATCTTCCATAGCGGAAAGCCCCAAATTTACGGAATTGATTACCTGATACAAAACCCCCGTGAAGTTGTCTTGTAATTCAATCGCTGTTCTGATTGTAGCCATGCGGATCACCTACCTTTCTTTTTGGATTTACTTTCAATCCGTTTTTTCTCTTTCTTGTCAGCTTCAATTTTCACCTTGATTGCCGCAACGGTGAAAGCCTTTTCCTGTTCATCCATAGCAAGGAAAACAGAAGGCAATATATGAAGTTTAAGAAGGGCATAGTAAGCGAAATTTGCTTCCCAATCCCCTTCTTCAATTAGTTTTTTGCTTCATTCACCTTATCCTCAAAGGAAACATTGAAGCCCTGAAATTTCTGAACGAAAGCCGCCAAATCGTTGTATTCGCCGGGATCGTCCACCATTGCCATCAGCAAATCTTCCGGGGTTTTCACTCCGTAGCTGTCCTGCAATTCAGAATCGAACAGATCAGGCATAACCACGGAAGCCGCAATCATACGCTGAATGTAAAGGCTGCTTTTCAGTTTCGGACGGTACATATTCGGCTTGCCCGTAACGGGAATATCAATCGTGCAGCTTTCCCGGATTTCCTCATTTTCCTTTGAAGTAATGTGCTTGAACTCCCAATCAAGGGGGTTGCCCTTTTCATCACAAAGGGATTTTGTTGCCGGGTAAAAACCGTTCTCTTTTACGGCTTTGTTAGCCTTCATAAATTTAGCGAATTTAGACATTTTACATCTTCCTTTCATTGTTTATCATTGAATAGGCAAAACCCCTTATATGGGCTTATATAAGCCGCACACAAGGGATTTTAGCCCGTCCGTTGGTTGTTAGTTGGTAAGAAATCCTTCAAGGTCTTTGAAGGCTTCCGGCATCTTGAAATCTTCAAAGGTGAAATCCATATCTTCATCAAGATATTCACCGTCTGCATCGAACTTTGCCAGCACACCGCCGTCAATGTTGCAATCCATCAGGATCATAGTCTGCCGCCCTGCCCCGGAAGTGGGATCTTCATTTGAAATCTGAATTTCAAAATAAATATCTTCCCCAGTTTCCTTGTACTGCAACATCATCTGCCGGAAGATAGAAGTGTTGTAATGGAAGGTTGCCGAACCCGTACCTTTCCAGCCGGAAGCCTTGTTTCCTTTGCCCGTCTTGCCAAGAATGGGAACTTCCGTTTTGTTCTTCTCGAACTTTGCTTCAAGGTTGATAGCCTGCATGAAGTTATAGCGGCGTGTGCCGATAGTAACGAAACATTCAGCCAAAGCCGCAAATACGGTATCTTTGGCTTTCATAACCACATTGCCATTCATTTTCTTTCACCCCTTTCTTATGCCACGGTAACGGTCATATATAGCTTGCTCATAGCATTTACAACCGTTACAAGGTCAGTAACCACAACGGATTTCTTTGTGTTGCCCTGTTCAACAGTTACATCAGAATCCGAAAAGTTTTCAATGGCTCTGATTTCCTGCAACTGTTCATGGTGCTTCACAATATCCGACCAAAGGGAAATTCTGCCCGCTGCATCGTTGGGAACAACGCCCAAATACTTTGTGTTGAACAGTACCGCAATATCATTTGCGATCTGATCCATCACACGCACGGTCTGATTATCCTTGAAAATATCGCCCTGTGTGTCGGAAGTAGTAACCATTGTGTTAATATCTTCCAACACACGAATATCAGTTCCGACCTTATGCAGCGTGAATTCTCCGGCTTTGATTGCCTTCTTCAACTCATTCTGCGTGTAATCGGCAAAAATGGTGAATTCGCCGTTGTAAATCTTGTTCTGATTGCTCTTGTTTACCTCGCAACCAGCGGAAACACCCGTTACCCAATACACAAGGCTTGCTTCACTCCAACCATCATCAAGCACCCTGTTCTTCACGCTGATAGTGCCGTAATAGTCAGCCGCCTTGTTGTAAAGTACAAGCTGGAATTTGATACCCATTTCATCACGCAAACGCTTGACGAAGGAAGCAAAAAGCCCCTTTGTGGTATCGTCCGTAACCACAACGCCCATAGTGTTGTAGGTGTAGGATTCAATCTTATCAAGATAGGTCTGATAAGCTGTTCCGTCAACCGTGCCATTCGTGCCGCCCGTCAGCGGGGTTGCCGCCGTGATTGCCAGCGTTGCGGAAGTCTTGAACTTCACAAAGCTGTTATCAGCCAGATCAGCCGCCTTTGCAACGGTCTGTTCATCCACAACCGCCGTATCAAGTACGGTTTTCACATCAAACAGGGTATCATCATCGGCATTTGCCTGAATTGTGATTTTCAGATCATTGCCACGCACCCCACAATAGAGGGCTTCCGCATAGGTGTTTGCCGCCTTTGTTCCCCCGGAAGTCAGTTTATACGCATAAAGGGTTTTCGTGTTCAGGAACAAATCACGAAGCCCCTTCAACTTGTCGTGGGTGTAATCATACCCGAAAATTTTCAGGCTGTTCTTTTGGAAATCGCTGTTGGTTACTTCAAACACTTCACCATCAATGCCCCAATCCAATTCAAGGGGCATTGTTGCAATACCTCTTTCGGAAAGCGTAGCACTTGCGGAAGCTGCCGAAATGAAGTTGATATATGCACCCGGCAATTCTTTATTCTGTGTAACAAAAGTTCCACCGCCTAAAGCCATGTTATTTCACCTGTCCTTTCATATATTTTTCAATCATCTGTTCCACGGCTTCAACCGTGTATTGCTTATCAGGGGAAAGAAGGGCATTTACAATATCCTTCCTTTCCTGAAAGCGTTCAGCCGCAAGCAACTGTTCCTTTGAAAATAACTTTTCAATTTTTTCAGGTTCGGTTGCAGCGGGGTTATTGGTTTTCTTTACCGCCATTCACATCACCTTATCCTTTCACGGTAACATCTTGTGACAAATCTTCCATAGGGATAGAATCAGCGACCTTGTAAACGAACAGATCATAATTCACAAAGAAGTTCAAAACCCCATCCACTACTTCATATTTCATTTTTGTACCACGCACCAAATCCCCGGTAACGGTGATATATTCAAGGCATGAAAAAAGCCTTTCGGCAACTGCATTACATTCTTCTTTCGCCCGGTCTTTATCGGCGGGGAAGTATTGTATGCAGAATTGGTTTTCCCTGAAATACCGCTTTCCAAGAAATACCCGGTTTGTGGGGTTAATGCAGAACACAAAAAAACAAGGTTCGTTCAAACCCTGTTCAACCGATTCTGTATATGTGGTGTATTCATCACCGAATTCAGCATTTAAGGAAATGCTGATTGATTCAATTATGGAATTTATCATTTCAAGCACTCCCCTATAAACTTTTTGATTTTGCTTTCAAGCACTTTCGGGGCTATATTCTGTATTTCCTGTTCCGAAATCGTAAGCATGAACCGCCCTTGAACCCACCCTTTATGATTGGCTGTCCGGTGTCCATACTCCACATAGGAAGCATATTCAACCGGGTTCACTATCTCAATAACAAGGGTGTTTCCGTAATGGTGGATTGTAAGGGAATCAGCGTATGCTTTCGCACTTGCTTTTTTCCCGCTTTCCGCTTCTTCATGGTTTTTGGAAGTCCAGCCCCGGCGAAGTGTACCGCCTTTTTTACCTGAACTTGCGGGGTATTGCCCCACGGGTGTACGCTTGATAACTTTTGCCAATAGGCGGGCGGCAAGTTCTTTCGCACAAGCATCAATGAAGGCTTCAACATTGCCTTGCTGAATTTTGTTCAACTGCTTTTGCAGCTTCTTCATTCCAGCCACCGAAAACCCGCCCATGTTCGCCATTAAGCCCACCCCTTGAACAGTTCAAGCATATATTCACTATGGGAAAAGTAAACGGCGGGTTCACCACTTGCGGAATATTCGGTTGTTGTGCCGTTCTGTTCCACAATGATTTTTGATCCGGGTTTGATTTTGATTTCCGGTGCTATGAATAGCTTTGTGCCTTGTGTCAACTTTGCCGCCGTGTCAGTCTGAACAACGGCGTTCAGTTTTTCAAAGGATAGCTTGCAAGGCTGATTTTCGACAACGGGAACTTCTTCATTCTTCCGGGTGATTTTGGTTTTTTCATCCCTCACATCCCGGCGTTCAAGAATGGTGCAAACACCTGAATAGGTGCTTTCAATCGCTTTCCTTGCCGCTTTTTGTGCGGCGGTCAGTCCGTTCACCATCTGATTTTTCGATAACAGGAAAATTGATCCCTGCCATAAGTCAGAAGATAGTTCAAAAAAGAGTTCAACCGCTGTTCAGGCGTTGAACTTCCTTCCCCGGTTGCAAATACTGTGTTGGTGTCGCCCGTCTGTATCTGCTTTACCGCCATATCTAAATCAAGCCCTGCAATGCTATCCGGCGAAAAGGTTTTCTTTGCCGTTAAGAATTCACCTACCGCCATATCAACAGCGATATTCACCAAGCCATCAGGTATAGAAGGCGTGTTGCAATCGTTCTTTATGGTGTTTTCCACCTTCTGAATTGAAAAGGTAAGGGCGAATTCATCCCCTTCCTGCAACTCATACCCAAACGATTTTAACCGTTCCTTTACCATTTCCAGCATTGGGATCACCGCCTTCAATTAGCCTTTGGAAACAATCTTTGCAATGGCAATAGCCTTGTGTGGGATTGCCTTGCTGCCATCGTTGATAATGTTCCAGTTCGTACCCGTGGAAAGGTCAGTGTTGGAAGCGGAAGCTGTAATGCTTGCGGGCTTCTCAAAGCTGATACCATCCACACCGCAAATATAGCGGTCACGCACATAAAGCGTATCCTGCCCGCCGTTGGTTTTCGGGTCACGGCTCATTTCATACGGAACGGAATCCCCAATATCATCAAGGATAATCGCACCGCTGCCAAGAATATATGTGGTGTAGGCGGTATAAGCCGCAACATCACCGGAAGTCGCAACATCTTCCGTAGGCATATTGTCATCAATCAGAACCAAACGCCCGTTCCAAGTAGCGATTGCAAGATCACGCTGAATTCCTTCACCGTCCGTCTGTGTCAGATATTTCAGCAGCTTCATGTTTTCAAGGCGGGTTGCAATCTCGCTGTGCATGATTGCCAGCTTGAAAATGTTCTTGTTATCGCCGCAAGCCTTCTGAATTGCCTGATTCAGCGTTGCCGCACCGACAAGGGCATCATCCCCGGCTTTACCCGTAATGTCATAGGTATGCTTATCAATGAATTCCTTTGCGGCTTTGGCTGCAACATCCGTTCCGGTAGTTTTCATACCGAATACACCGGAAAGAATAGCAAGCAACATAGCCTGCTTCACTTCCATCTTGTAATCGGCTACCTGTGCCGCAACATTATCCATGAAGTCAACGCCCGCCGTAATGTTCTTGCTGAAGCTGCGCTCTGTCCATCCGTCCATGCGGGAAGCGGTAACAAAGCCCTGTTCATAGGTGGTGGTGTTGCTGGAAACAATATCCGTGCTGCCGTCATTGTTCTGCGAAGTACCGCCGCCAATTCGCCCAAAGTAGGGAATACGGGCATAAAGGCTTCCTGTCTGATTGGAAAGTGCCGCTCTTGCCTGTTCGTTAGTGCCTACCGCACCCGATTTTGCAAGCTCTGTTTTGGTGACATTGGGAATTCGCTTAACATACGCACCAAAGGCTTGCGGGTTAAAAGTCTTACTGTCAAATTTAGCCATTGTTCAATCACCTTTCTTTTTAATCAATTTTTGCATCCGGGTTTGCCGCCATATAAGCCGCAAGTTCCGAATAAGTCATTTTGGAAGTGTCAACTTCCGTTCCCGGCTTCACTTCACCGGAAGCCCCCGGTTGGAAGCCCTTGAAGGTCTGTTGCTTCTGCTGAACCGTATTGAACATATAGGAATCGGATTTCTGAACCGCTTTAATGGCATCGGAAAGCCCTTCAACTGTGCCATCTTCACCCAATTTCATTTTAGAAGTGTCGATCATAGCACGAACCGCCTTTATGTTCTTTGCCCCGGCTGCTGTCAGGGCGGCATCAATGGCATTATCCAGCTTTAACTGTGCCATTTCCGCATCGTGGGCTTTCTTCTGATCGGCGTTCTGCTGCTGCAAGGTTTCAATCTGCTTTTTCAGTTCGGCATTATCGCCGCTGGATTTCTTCAAATCTTCAAGCGGTTTATCTCTATCAGCAACAGACTGTTTCAAGGTCTTGTTTTCCTCGTTTACCTCGTTGAACCTTGCCTTTGTGACAAAGTTTCCATCAAGGGAATCCATAACCTTTTTTGCCTGATCCTCTGTCAAGCCCATTGCAATCAAATCTTCTTTCTTCATAGTGTGTACCTACCTTTCATTTTCCGTTTTTTACCGTGGGTTACGAACCACGAAATGAATTTTGCCGCTGTTCTTTACCGTCTGCACCGCACAAAAAGACGAAAACACTATTTAACCCATAGCTGGAAGATAGAATTGGATCACCGTTCCTTTCTAACTGCCATTACCGATTTTTACCACAAATTCACCCCTTTTCTGAAAAAATCGCCTTTATATAATCGTCATATAGCCACGCTTCAAAGGGCTTTGATATATTTACACCTTGAAAAATGGCATGAAAAAAGCACCCTTGAGAAGTTAATTTCAAAAGTGCTTATTTCCGCTTTTCCTTTTCGTAATAATCGCATTGTTCCGAACCGTCTATAACCGCAAGCGGTTTGAACTTTGGATAAGGGTACATCCGGCAACTGCTTTTTGTGTAATGGCTGGAATATACCGTTCCATCATCCCGAAAAATGCAATCCTTACACTGTTCACATTTTGGCTTTTGGGTGTTGTCCGAAAGAACTTCATCCGCATACCGTTCTTCAAATGTTTTCTTTTCAGCCATTCAGCCACCTTCTTTCTACCGTTGCGGTTTCTGCCCGATAACTTCAAGATCAATGTAAATTGTTCCGGGTGTCTTTTCTACCTTTGTAACACGGAAAGTTGTTCCCTGCTGCAAAATGATTTCTGATTCTTGCCCGAATGAACTTTGCGGCTTTAGCCCATCCCACGATTTACCCGAACCATTACCAAAAGCGGAAAACGGTTCAACATACATCATTTGAGTACCGGAAGGGGCATATATGTTCAGGATAATATCACCGCTGAACCCTTTACCCTTTGCCACACCACACGAACAAAAGCCGTATTCCGTGGGGGTAGTACCCAAAAGCAAGGCTTCCAATTCAGCTTGTGAAGCGTGTTGCAGCTTATCCATTGGAACATTGAAAAATTTATCCATGCCCTTGAACCTACAACCACGCTGCAACCAAAAATCTTCCTGATAAACCGATTTTTCGATTATATCAGTCATAGCGTTAATTTCTTTCCGCATTGCTCCGGGTTTCCAACCGGAATAACTAACCCCGATCTGATCCAAGTCCACATTGCCAACGCCTAAAAACTTTTCGCTGCCGTATTCAATGCCCCGCAACGGTTCATTGAATTTGTGGTAACTTTGGGTATAGTCATATATTGCATTTTTCTGAATAGGCGGGGAAGAACGCCACACTTCACCACACCTATCACGCAATAGGGCATCCGCTTCTTTCGTGCTTTTCGCCCACATAGCGGCATCTTTGCGGGCTTGCGAATAGGCATCGTCAACCGCTTCTATTATACCACTATTTTCAACTTTTTTCAAATCAGCTTGAACTTTTGAAATTTCTTGTTCAATCTTCTTCAACTGCTGCTGAATATCGTGGTAACTCTTGCCTTCTGTATCAAGTTCTTCAAGCTGCTTGTAAAGGTCTTGATACTTCTTCATCAAGTCAGGATCGGTTTCAGTAATGAACTTGCCTTCATAGTATTGCTTCTTTCCGGCAATGTTCAGGCTTTCCCAATCGGCGGTTGTCACATCCTTATTGTACCAAATCCCGGAATAGGTCTTTATCTCGAAATCGTCAAGCTGCTGCTGAACCGCTGCTTTTTGGGCTTCAAGTTCAAGCTGCTTCTTTGCAAGGGCTTTCTTCTGTTCGGCTTTCAGCTTTTCATTCAATTTTTCCTGCCACTCTGCTTTTTGGGCTTCAATGGCTTCCATCTGTGAATGAAGGTCTTTCAGCTTTGTTAAATCCTCGCCATCAGTAAGCCCTTCAAGCGATCCGAAATCCTTAATTGCTTCATCATACGACCAACCACCGGAAATAGCCATAAACTGCACATTCAAATCTTCAAGCTGAACATCTGCATCCGCAATTTTGGCTTGCAGCTTTTTCTTTGTCAGATATTCCTTCTTTGGCGGAAGGGCGGGTTCAGGCTCTTTGTGGTGTGAATAGTGAAGTGCTGAACCATCATCCACCACATCAAAGCCGGATTTATCGCCACCGTCAACAAAGGTTTGCTTCCAATCCTCATAGTGCATATCATCCGGGATATAATAGGTTTTGCCCGTTTCTTCATCCCGTGCCGCCCGTTCCCCAATATCCCCGAAATCTTCATCGAAATAGGGAACTGTGGTTGAACGGCAATATACATGAAAGGGCGGGGCGGTAACACCCGCTTGAAAATCCTTCATGGGGAAATGCTTTCCGTCAAGGCTTCTACAAATATCGGAAGTGTGGGAATCCAGCGTTGCCACAATTTCATATTGTTCAACATCAAGATCATTGAAGCAATCCCTTTGTGCTGCTGAACTGAAATAGGCTTCTTCTGTCATAATCAGCCGCCCGGCGTTTTGCTTTGAAGTGTTCATCTTCTTTGCAAGTGAATCAATCGCCTTTTGTGGATCAGCCCCAAGCATGATATTTTGCGTAAGTTCGCCGTGAAGTTCTGAAATCAGCTTTTCCTTATTCGTCCAAATCCTTTCAGAAAAGTTTTTCCCATCTACCGCCCACGGTTTGGAAAGCACCTTTTCAATCTGCGATTGATCCAACCCTGCAATATCCCAACCGATATTGAACCCCTTTTGAAGTTCATAAGCGGTATGATAATAGCCGCTTTCAAAAATATCACCCATTGCCCCGGTTACTGTTCCCATCTGTTTTGAAAACATAACTTCAAGGCTTTGCTGTGTCTGAATTTTCAGGGCTTCCAGCTTTGAAATATGGTACTTTGCAGAAGCGTTTTCCAATTCCTTCATCCAGCCGCCCATTAAAGCGTTATCCTGCCCGTATTTGATATAGTCCTGAACATCCCATTGAAATTCTTTCAGGGCTGCACCTTTCAGGTATTGACGGGCTTGTGCAAGGGTAATTCCGTTGTTATCGGCAAACCGCTGATACCACCGGGCGATCTGCCCTTCAATCTGCTTTTGGGCTTCCTTGTACTGCCTTTCGATTTCAGCAAAGGCGGCTGCACCCTGCCCGTTTTGGGCTTGTTCAAGCTGTTCAAACCGTAGCTTCCAATATTCGCTATTCTTCAACCACTCCACCGCCTTTCACAAAGCGGGGAACAATCAGGCGGTAAAAGCTGCACACGGTTCTATTATTCATTGTCAGATTGAACTTTTTGAACCGCACCAACATCAGCCACGCAAAGGAAGCGAACAGCCGCCCTAAAATGGGGTTCTTATACTCCACTTCAAGGGTAACGGGTAAAATATCAATCTTTTTCACCTTCATCTTTTTCACCTTCCTTTTGTGGCGGCTGATTGCCGGGTTGCTGCCCGAAAGGGTTATACCCCTGTTGCCGTTCAAATTCAGCCTGTTCTTCCTCTTTCTGCTTCTTCAAGCGTTCAAGTTCCTGTTGTGGATCGTCAACCCACGGGTGCATACCAATGATAGTTTCATCCGAAAGAATACCAACGGAAGCAGAACAGTTTGCAATAGCTTCACTTTCGTTGATAAGAATATCCCGGTTGAAAATAACCGTTACTTCCTCACCTTCAAAATCGCTCTGCCCGCTGTTTGCAAGATAAGCATTGACAAACCAAAGGATTTCTTCAAAGGCGGCTTGCAATTCGGTTTCCATATCGTTAGCATCCAAATCAATATCAGAATACATTGATTGAATGTTCATCTGATTAGGGTTGCCGGAAAGCCTATCATCTTTGGCATCATAACCCATGCCATTTTCAATGATTGCCTTTTTGAAAATTTCCACAATCGCCTTGTAATTTTCGGCGTTTACATGGATTTCAAGGGTTTCAACCCCGCCTTTGGTTTCACCATCATAGCGAACCTTTACCGCACCGAAGGTTGCAAGGTTACGCCTGAATTCACCTAAATTCTGCCCGTCATAGTTTTTAAGAACAAGAATTGTGTTCCTTGCGTCCTCTTGCATATTGTTTTCAAAGTCCGAAAGCATAACATTGATACCGTCTTGAAGGGATTTCACCTTCTTCAAAAGCGGGGTTTCCTGTTCGTTATACTTTATCGGGATCAAGGGAACTTTCGCCCAATTAAAGCCTTGCACCTTTCCATCTTCACCAATGATTGTTACATGGGGAGAATCTGCTGCTTCCTGATTTACTACATCAGGTACAAGCGAACCACCATCCAAAATGAAGTTGTGTACCCCGTCAAGGTCATACACTTCAACTTTTTCAATCACAACCGGGTTTGTTCCCTCGTAACCAATCACCAAATAAAGCCGCACGGCAAAATCAAGAATGGTGTGTTCATTGTCCTGCCAAAAGGGAAGCACTTCATACCCCGGAAACATACGGAAGGAGAATTCCCCGCTTTCGTTGTAATAGGGGTATAACCACGCTATACCACTATTCAAGGCGGCTTTCCCGGTATTTTTCAGGGTTTTCATAAACCGCTTATTGAAAATATGCTTCAAAAGTTCAATGTACTGCTTGTTTTCGCCTTCAACGGCGAAAGGCTGCCCCAAAAGGTAGTTTGCCTTTTGGTTTACCAGCTTTGCATACTGATTATCAATAACACGGTTGTTCGGAAGATTATCAACTTCTTCCAGCTTGCCATCTTCCCCGATCATGGTTCTTTTGCGGGTGATAATATCGTGTTCATTGTCATAGTACAAATGCCCTTTGATCTGCATGATCCGCTGCGGGCTGTTCTTCCAGCGGGCAATTTCTTTTTCAAGGAATTCTTTATCGTGCATCCTTCCATGAACGCCCTGCAACGCCCAATTTGAAACACGCAACGCCATATTGCCTATAAAATCCAACACTTTATTTCACCCCCTTTTCAAAGCAAGCTGCCATTATTTTATTTGTGGTTGTGTAGATTTCATCCAAATGCGAACCCATAAAATCACACACGGGTTCTTCCGTCTTTTCGTTGGCTACAAGGTGAACCCCAAAGCTGAAAGAAAAAGCGTGAATCAGTTCGTGAATAACCGTCTGCCGGAATAGTTCTTTGGGAAGGGTGCAATCAAGAAAAATTTGCAAATCCTTGTAGTAGGTAACGCCTAAACATTCAGCACCTTTGACTTTCAGTTTTTCATTATCCCGCTGAACACTTTGAACTTCCCAAATCAGCCCGTTAGCCTTAAATTTCACCTTGTTCACCCCTTTCTTCATTGCATAATAAAATCAAAAGCCCGGAAACATACGGTTTCAGGGCTTGCTTGTTACTAATTTGATATTTTAATCAAAGCTGAACGCATCCGGCAACAGAAGTTTTGTTACCCCGTACCGCATGGAATCCATACCATGTGAAAATTCGTGATCCGGCTTGTCGGTCAGCTTACCATCTTTATCTTTACCCCAACAATAATTGTCGATTTCCTTTTTGAACTCTACACAATGGGGGTGAACTACAATCTGATAGTTCTGAATAAGCTGAATACCGTGATTCACACTATCCTTGCCCTTGCGGGAAGGCTCTGCTTTGATACCTTCATCTTGAAGTTCGGCTATGCTTTTAGGCTCTGCATTATCGCAAATAATCTTTTGCCCGCCATAACCCATTTTCTTTATCTGTTCGGCAATGATCTTGTTGGTAACGCCTGTTTGATACCATTCATCAAAAATGTATATCCGCATTGCAGCGTTATCCACCATTTCACAAACAAAGGCGTTTGGATCAGTGAAGCCGAAATCAAGATTGAACGCTGATTTTATACCGGGAATAGCCCGGATTTCATCAACATTGAAATCTTCACATACAACATTGGTGTAAATCAGCCCTTCCGCAATGCCCCATTCACCTTCACCTTCAATGCGGTATCGGCGGGGGTTGTTTTTCTGCATTTTCAGGAATATGTTGCGGTCAGATTCATCCAGCCATTCATTACATTGCCATGTGGTAGTTTTTACAAAGGTATCTTCATCAGGTGTATCAAAGAAGCGGGCTTTCAGCCAGCTTGTAGCACTCCATGGGTTGAAGGTCAGGGTTATTTGCTTGAAATACCCTTCCGGCACTTCACCACGGATTGACAAATCAAGTTTGTTGAAATCATCTTCATTGGTGATTTCATAGGCTTCTTCAATCCACACCCAACACAAAACACCCTTATCAACCGAAATTGAAGTGATCTTTAATCCATCATCCAACCCACGGAATAAAATCTTTTGTCCTGTATCGGTTCGGGTTATCTGCATAGGGGAAACGGTACATTCAAAGTACCCATCAAGCCCTAATCTGTGAATAGCCCATTTCAGATCACTATAAACCGAATCCCGCAAAGTGTTTGAATAACGGCGAACACATAAACCGTTGCTTTGCGGATATTTGAAAAGGCGAACAATCATATTCAAAGCGGTTGTTTTGCTTTTCTTTGAACCTCTTGAACCTTTACAAACACGGTATCTTGCTTTTGTGTGCCAAAAATCCTTGTAACTCTTGCCGATAATTGCCGGAAGGTTTATTCTGAACGCTTCACTATTCTTCAAGGTCTGCTTCCCCCTCAAAGATAATAGGAATATTCATATTTACATCCAGCTTATCATTCCACATTCCCAAATGCTTCCCTAATAGTTCAAGGGCTTTCAGCTTTGAAGAAAGTTTAACTTCCCGTTCAACGCCTATTTCACCGCTTTTGGTTGGAATGGTTTTTACTTTTACCGATTCAATCGCTGCAAGGTCAGCTTCATCAGCATCAGGAAGAATTTCACAATCAGTATTGACAACATCCGCAATATTGACAAAAGCAATTTTGGCAAGTTCCTGAACAACTCGATCCTGATTGATCCCGGTTCGGCGGCTTCTTTCGGCAAGGGCTTTTTCGATAGCTTCCGCAATGTAAGGTTTTGCAAGGTTTTCTGTTGCAGTCTGTCTTGCATTATCTACCTTATAACCCGCCCTGATAGCCGCTTGTGTTGCGTTCAGGTCAATCAGGTATTCTTCAACAAATCGCTTTTGTTTCGCTGTAAGTTTTGCCATCCGGCAACACCCCCTTTCAGTCAGGTTAATTTCAAACATCCTGATAAACATAAAAAGATTTTCCCGGTGGGTAGGAGTTCACCGACTATGCCCGAAATCGGCTATGAGTACCCCACCGGGAAAATAAAAAATCAACAAGGTTTCCCTTGCTGATTTTTCACTATACATTATAACACGCCCCTTATATAACATGATATATGAAACACATCATTTTTCCTCACTTTTTATAAGTTGTTCAAAGGCTTTCAGGGCGTAGCCGTGCATATTAAGAACATACTGATATGTAAAGTTCATTTCAACGGCGATAACCTCAAACTTCTTGAACTCAACATACCGCTTGAACAAAAGGGCGATATAATCAGGGTTCTTCAAGCCCTGAATCTGATTGATTATCCTGTGTTTTTCATCAACATACCGATCAATTTCAGCATTGATTTCTGCTTCAAGGTCAATGATCCTGCCTATCAGCTTCACAAACGGGGCATCCCCGGAAGGGCTTGTTTGTACCCTCTCTTTGGAATAGTCAACGCTGCCTGTGCTTTGCGACTTCAAACGCAAATCGTCTAATTCCTTGATTTTCTGATTTATCACGGTATCTAACCGCTGTAACTGCTGCAAATATTCTTTTGCCTTCATAGCAATCTTCCTTTCTTCATCTTGACTTATATCTTGACTTACGGGAAAACCCTTGTAAAATGGGGCTTTTCTCAATGTGCTATTCAAGATAAGTCAAGATACGGAAGATAAATTCTTTATATATTATTTTTGCGAAACGGTGTAATTTATTGTTTTAAGAATTTATCATCTTTTAAAAAATCAATATTAAGTTGACTTATCTTGACTTAAAGCCCGAAAACCCTTGATATATCAGGCTTTTTTACAAGTCAAGTTCCCACTACAACAACTTGACTTAATCTTGAATAGCAAGTTGACTTGCCGCATATTTTGAAAGTTAATTTTCAAAAATCAGCTCTGCACACAAGCCCTTTATCCAATCACGGCGGGGAATCTGCGAAATCCATTCATCAGGAACACCGCTTTCACCACCGCAACCGTAATATATCCCGGCAAGCCCGCCAGCAACCGCCGCAACGGTATCAGTATCTTCACCCAAATTCACGGCGGTAAGAACGCAATCCCGGTATGTGTTAGTATTCAGAAAACACCAAAGGGCGGCTTCCAGCGTGTCAACCACATAGCCTGAACTTCTTACAAAGGTTCGTTTCAACCATTCAAGATCAATCAGCTTGCAGAATTCAGAAAGCATTGAAACACTTTCAATTTGCCCTTTGAACTTTTCGATTCCGCTGAAAACAGCTTCTTCCTTCTTCATGCCGTTCATCAGGTTTTCAACAATCGCCGTATAAATGCGGCAAGCGAAATCTGAAATGAAATGTGCGTGTGTCAGGTGTGCAACGCTCAAAAGTTCAGCTTCTTTTTCCGGGTAGTTAGGTAACATTGCAACCGGAAGAATACGCATCAAAGCCCCGTTCCCGTTATCCATGCGGGTTTTACCACCGCACTTTGCAGCATCCTTTCCGTTGGCATAACGGGCGATTGCCCGCCTTGTTCCACCACCCACATCAAACACTTTCCCGTAAGGGGTGAACATTCCATCATTCAGCCAATGGAAAAAGTTCTGCATAATATCAGCCGGATCAACCTTTCCCAATTTCACCATACTGTCAAGGGTTGCAAGTGTCAGGCTGCTATCATCCGACCATGTACCGGGCGGCTGGTTGTGTGTTCCGTAACCCGTCATATCTGTAATGGTGAAGGTGTCACGCTTTCGGAATTCCACCGGAACGCCCAAAGCATCACCGACCACAAGCCCCATAATTCCATTATAAAATTTGTTCATTGTCCGCACCTTCCTTTCATTTTTTGTCGTTTTTTCAATCTTTCAAATCTTTTTCGTATTTCTTTTTGCTGCTCAATACTCATTTTCTCCCATGTTCCCGGAAAAAAATTTTGAACATCAATTTCAAGAATATACGCTTCTTTCATGCTCACACCCCCAAAATACGGGCTGCAATCATATCTGCGGTATGCGTGTAAAGCACATTCGGGAAATTGGTTACTGCCCGCCCGTAGCTGTTCCAATTCTCTTTATCGTCAAAAGCCCCCATGTGCCACCTGATACAAAGCATTTCTTCTTCCGTAAGCCGCATATACTGTTGCAGCATTATCACCGATTTATCACCATGCCCCGGAAGAAGGGTTGCATTGTTATATTCCCACGCTTCATTGTCGGTTCGGGTGTAATTATCCACCTTGCATAAATCGTGAAACATTCCCACAATCAGGGGGCTTCTTTCATCCTGCCACTTCAATTCAAGCCGCTTTGTAAGGGATAAAAGCGAATTGGTAACGGCAAGTGAATGATCGAATAACGCCCCGGAATATGCCCCGTGGTGGTGAATGGAAGCCGGGGCTGTGAAGAAGCCCTTTTCTTTCAGAATATCAACAAATTCCCAATGGAATTTATAAGGCATACACGGTTTCATTACTTTTTTGAATTGTTCAATTCTATCCTGTTCGGTAAAATTATTCATCATCTGAACTCCCTTCCTGTTTTTGTGTCTTTGATTTTTACCCGTTCAATCAGTTCAAAACCCGCTAAACGAATAATGAACTTCAATACTTTTATCAATTCAGAAGCCCGCCTTTCGGTTTCGCTTTCCTCTTTGATTATGTTCTTTGTTCCGGCGTAAGCCGTAGGATCAGCATACCCTTCACTGTTAAAATATGGATTGTTCATCTTTGCCCCTTTCAATTTATCCATCTGATAATAGGATCACCCTTGAACCCTTTTTCCCACACAAACCACGCATAGCAGATTGCATTGTTGGAAGGGTACTTTTCAAAATCCCCGTTCATTGCACAATTCAAGCGGGAAGAACTCACATATACAACCTTTGGCGGGTTATGTAAGAAGAATTCTTTTCGCTTCTTTCCTTCAAGGAATTGCAGCTTCAAGAACATTGCAACCTTTCTTCCCGGCTGCACACTATTCAACGCCTGTTCAACGAATTCCAAAGCGTATTTATAAGGTGGGTTTGTGATAATATCCCCTTCAAAATCATCAAGGGTTTCTTTCAGGAAATCCAGCGGTTCAGGATCACCAAAGCCCCGGTATATTAAATCTGTGCTAATAACCTCGAACCCGTGTTGTTCCAGCACCTTTGACAAATGCCCTTCACCACACGCACATTCCCATATAATCGGGGCAAAATGTTCTTCTGCAAGCAGAAGTTCCATTGCACGGGGTTCAGTAGCATAATAATCATGCTGTTGCCTGTCCTTATCGCTGTGATTGGAAGCACCCAATGTTGTATAAATGCTTCTTTGGTTGCCCGTCCAATCTTTAGCTTCTGTTCTCTCTCTCTC